GATCCGGCTAACTTCTACTTCACTAATCCCAACATTGGCCGCTCAGTCAGCGCCGAGTGGTTGGAGGATCAGCTCAAGCTGCTGCGCGCCAGAACCGACGGCGCATTCCAACAGTTTCTCGCAAAGCACCTTAACGTTGAAATCGGCCTGAACCTACGGTCTGATCGATGGGCGGGGGCGGACCACTGGCAGGCGCAGGCCGACAAGGGGCTACGCCTGTTGGGCGACTTCATGCGCCGCGTGGAAGTAGTCACGGGAGGCATTGACGGCGGCGGACTGGATGACTTGCTGGGCCTTGGCCTGATCGGTAGAGAGACCGGGACCGGCCGATGGTTGCATTGGGGGCGCGCATGGGCGCATCCATCAGTACTGGAACGCCGCAAGGAAATTGCCCCGCGCCTTCGTGATTTTGAGCAGGAGGGAGATCTGGTCATCGTCAACAAGATTGGCGACGACGTCACTGAGCTTGCCCAGATCATCAGACGCATTTACGACGCCAGGCTTTTTCCGGAAAAGGAAGGCGTGGGCGCAGACCCTAGTGGTATCACCTTTGCCGAAGCATTTGCAGAAGCGGAGATTCCCGAGGGCCTCCTTGTGGGTGTATCGCAGGGCTGGCGCATGGGCGGAACGATTAAAACGGTCGAGCGCAAGCTTGCGGAAGGGACTTTCGTGCATGCCGGTAGACCAATGATGGCGTGGTCCGTGAGCAACGCGCGGATCGAACAGCGCGCAAATTCGATCCTCATCACCAAGCAAGCAAGCGGAACTGCAAAGATTGATCCGCTTATGGCGCTCTTCGACGCCAGCCATTTGATGGCTCTGAATCCTTCGGCTAGCGGCAAGTCCGTATACGAAAGCCGGGGAATGCGCTTCCTATAGGGCAAGACACAATGAAATTCTTGGACAAGCTTTTCCGGCGTGGGGTGCCGGAGGCCCAGTCACGCCCGCACGCCAGCGCGCCTGGACTCACGTTCACTGGTCTTGACGATCCGGCATTCCTGGAGTTCATCAGGAACGGCCAGCGAGGCGAGGCAAGCGCAATGCTGCGGAACACTGCCGCATTGCGCTGTCTGTCATTGGTTGGGAATGGCTTGGGCATGCTGCCCACGAACCTTTACCACGCTGGGGCAGACAAACGTGCGGCTAAAGATCATGCCGCTTACAAGCTTCTGCGCTTCAAGCCGAACCCGTGGCAAACGCCCATGGAATTCAAGAGCCAGATGCAACTGCTGCTCGAAACTGAGGGCAATGCCTACGCAAGAATCATCCGGGCAGGCGGGCGACCGATCCATCTGATTCCGCTTGAGAAGGGGCGCGTTCAGGGAAAACTGGCAGACGGGTGGCGGATGCAGTACCGCTGCACGACCGAAAGCGGTGGCATTCTCACACTGGATCAAGACGAGATTCTGCATGTGCGGGATTTGTCCCTTGATGGCGTGCTCGGCCTATCCAAGCGTCAATTATCGAGCCAGGTCTTTGAGCTGGCTGCGTATGCGCAGAGGGCCGCAGCAAACGTGTTCAAGACAGGGGTGATGGCCGGGGGCGCTATCGAAGTTCCAAACGCCCTGTCTGATACCGCATACCGCCGCATGAAGGAGTCGCTAAGCGACGAATACAGCGGGGCGGAAAACGCCAATAAATGGATGATCGCGGAAGAGGGGGCCAAGGCCAATCGCTTTAGCTCCACGGCACATGATGCGCAGCAGAACGAAACCCGCAATCACCAGATTGAAGAGGTGGCGCGGCTGTACGGCGTACCCCGGCCACTCCTGATGATGGATGACACCAGTTGGGGTTCTGGCATTGAGCAACTGGCGATCTTCTTCGTCCAGTACACGCTGGCGCCACGATTCGTTGCATGGGAACAGGCGCTTGCGCGGTCGCTCTTGACAGACCGAGAGCGCGAAACCATGTACTTCAAATTCAATGAGCGCGCGTTGATGCGTGGCACGCTCAAGGATCAAGCCGATTATTTTGCGAAGGCATTGGGGGCAGGCGGTCATCAGCCTTGGCACTCGGCCAATGAAATCCGTGATCTTGCGGAATACCCCGCTGATGCTGACCCGAAATTCAATTCGCTTGGAAACCCTTCTGGGATGAAATCGAACAATGAGCCTAAAGCAACTACCTGAAATCCGCGCTGATCATCGGCTAGCCAAGGCGGGCTTTGATCTGCGGCCTGACGCCGTGGATCGTTGGGAGCCAGCTGTGTGCGCAGCACTGGATGACCCAGACAAAAGCATTTCGATCTACGACGCGATCGGAGAAAACTGGGAAGGGACGGGCGTTACTGCCAAGCGCATCAGCGCAGCCCTGCGGAACATCGGCGCCAAGGACATAACCGTCAACATCAACTCGCCAGGCGGGGACTTTTTCGAGGGCATGGCCATCTACAACCTGCTGCGTGAGCATAAGGCGAAGGTTACGGTCCGTGTCCTGGGCGTAGCAGCGTCTGCGGCTTCAGTTATCGCGATGGCCGGTGATGAAATCCTGATGGGCGACGGATCATTCCTGATGATCCATAACGCATGGGCGGTGGCAGTCGGCAATCGCCACGATATGGCGGAGACGGCCGCAGTCCTGGCGCCCTTTGACGCCGCCATGGCAAGCCTGTACGCGGCGCAGGCTGGTATCGATGAGCGTGAGGCCGCCAAGCTTATGGATCAAGAAACTTGGATCGGTGCGCAGCGCGCTGTAGACGACGGGTTTGCGAGCGGCCTCCTACGCAGCTCGGACATCACTACGTCTGCGCAGGCCGCCATATCGCGCAAGCCCATGGCCTTGATTGAAGCCGCGATGGCTAAGTCGGGCTATTCGCGTTCCGCGCGGCGCGATGCGTTCAAAGCACTGTTTTCCAATGACACGCCGCGCGCTGTCGATCCTCCGGCCACGCCGAGCGCTGGCCATGAAGTTGCTGCATCTTTGTATTCTCTACTGAGCACTCTTCGCTCCTGATCATTCGCAACCCATATTGACGCCGCCCTAGAGGCGGCGTTGTCGTTTCTGAGAGGAAAACCATGAAGCAAGCACACATTTCCCGGAGCATCGTCCATCGCGGCCTCATGGCCGCATACGCCGAGGCAGCGCCGTCTGGTGCCGAAGTCAAAGCACTGATTGACGGTATCCAGACGGCCTTCGCTCAGTTCAAGGCCGAGCACACCAAACAGATTGAAGAAATCAAGGCCGGCCGCTCCGGATCGGACCAAGAAGCCGTGTTGGCGAAGATCAATGCCGATCTTGAACGCCTTCAGCGAGAGTCCGACGATGCCCACACCAAGATTGCCGCCGCTCAAAGCGGGCCGGGGGCGGTGGCCGTGCGCGACAAGGACTACACCGATTCCTTCAACGCACACATGCGCAAGGGTGACATGCAAGCGGCGCTCAATAAGGGGGCCGCTGAAGAGGGCGGCTTCCTCACGCCGGTTGAATGGGATCGGACCATCACCGAAATGCTGCGTGAAGAGTCGCCCATGCGGGAGCTGGCCCAGGTCCAGCCGACCAGCAAGGCTGGTTGGACAAAGCTGTTCAATATGGGCGGCACGGGTTCCGGCTGGGTGGGTGAGACGGATCAACGTCCGGAGACTGCCACGCCGAACCTCAAGGCCCTTGGCTTCGGCCATGGCGAGATTTACGCCAACCCGGCCGCAACCCAACAGATTCTTGATGATTCCGAAATTAATCTGGACGCCTGGCTGGCGGGCGAGGTTCAGGCGGAATTTGCGGAGCAAGAAGGCATCGCATTCATCAGTGGCGATGGCGTCAAGAAGCCTGCCGGCATTCTTACCTATGTCGAAGGTGGCACCAATGCGGCCAAGCACCCCTTCGGCGCAATCAAGGTCATCAACAGCGGTGCCGCTGCCGACATCAGCTCGGACGCCGTGTTGGATCTGATCTACGGGCTTCCCAAAAAGTACCGCCAGAACTCCCGCTTTCTGACAAATAATCTGACTATCGCCAAGCTGCGAAAGCTCAAGGACGGCCAAGGCAATTACCTCTGGCAGCCGTCCGCGCAAGCCGGCCAGCCCGCCACGTTGCAGGGCTACGGCATTGCCGAAGACGAGAACATGCCCGACGTGGCCGCCAATTCCATCCCGATGCTGTTCGGCGACTACAAGCGCGGCTATCTCATCATCGACCGCATGGGAGTGCGGGTGCTGCGTGACCCTTACACCAAGAAGCCCTACGTGCTGTTCTACACGACGAAGCGCGTGGGCGGCGGTGTGCAGAACCCCGAATGCTTGCGCGCCCTGAAGGTCGCAGCGTAACCAAGTGGCGGGGGCTTCGGCCCCTGTCTTTCACAGGCGAAAAAACATGAAGCTGATTAAAGCCATTCGCGGCGTCAAGGTGGGTGATATCTACCCTTCGGACTTCGAAGCTGGGGAGGAATGCCCGGAGGAGCTGCTGGCCGCAGCGCGGGAGCTGGACGCGCTGGACGATGACCCCACCGCCGTCAACGAAAAGCAGGAACTGATCGCGATGCTGGATGCGGCGGGGATCAAATACACGAAGAGCTGGGGCGTGGAAAAGTTGCGCGCGGCCCTGGCTGAAGGCAAGAAGGACTGACCATGCCGCTATTGACGCCTGATGAGTGCATAGCCCATTGCAGCGCTGATCCGGCGGACGCCCCGTTGCTCGAAAAGCTGCTTGCCGCTGCGGAAAGTGCAGTTGCGGGGCATCTGAATCGTGCTTTCTTCGCAACCGCGGCTGAGCTAATCGCGGCGCAGGATGCGCTGCCGGTTGCGGCGGGCGAGGCGCAAGATGCCTACGACGCAGCGATGGCAGCGGCGGGTGCTTTCAGCAACCCGGCTTCGCGCAAGATGGCGGTCGACTTGGCCGAGGCGCGGTTGAAGGAGGCCAAGATCGGCTTTCAGCGAGTTCTGTTCGGTATGGTGGCCACCCCTCGCGTCGATGCGGCGGTTCGCCTGACGCTGGGTAACCTGTTTGCGAACCGCGAAGAAGTGGTGGTTGGGGTGAGTGCAATCAGACTGCCGCAGGGCGTCCCAGAACTGCTGCGCGCTGATCGACGGGAAATGATGCCATGAGAGCAGGGCTGTTAAACAGGAGGGTTGTACTGTTGACCCGGGAAGTTCACCGTGATGCCGCCAACGAGCTGATTGGCGAATGGGGTCAAGTAGCGGTAACGAGAGCATCGATTCGGAACACCTCCGGCATGTCAGCCATAAAGGCTGGCGCTGAGCTTGCAATAGTGAAGGCCAGTGTCCGACTCAGGTTTCGGCGAGATGTGACGGCGGGAATGCGCGTACAGCACGGTTCCGATTATTACGTTGTCGAGGCGGTTTTGCCGGATGAGATGAGACGCGAGCACGTGGATTTGGTGTGCCGTTTGCTATCTCCGAAGGAGGTCTGAACGTGAAGCAAGCTCGAAAGCACAGCGCCCGCTCGGTCACATTCTCTTTTGAGGGCGATATTGCCGGCCAGGCCGCCGCGTTCGTGAAGCAGGTGCAGGAGGAGGCTGTTCGCCCAGCGGCGCACGCGATGGCAGTCGTTCTATACGATGAAATGCGGGGGCGAGTTCCGTTCCACATGGGAAAGCTCCAAGCTGCTATCTATCGCTGGTTCGATGAATCCGATTCTGGTCCCGACAGAAAGACCTACTTAGTCGGCGTGAACAAGAGAAAAGCTCCGCACTGGTGGCTGGTCGAGCATGGCCATTGGCGTAAATACGCCGTGCTGAAACTGCCTGACGGTTCATACGTCACCCTCAAAGACAAGCCGCTGAAAACGCCTGTCTTCGAGCCGGCGCAGCCGTACCTGCGGGTCTCGGTCGATGCGAAGCTAGGCGCTGCGGTTGAGGCTGGCCGGCGCCGAATGGCGGAAAAGCTGCGGGAGATTCTGAATGCTTGAGCCGATGATTGTTGCCGCCCTTGCCCCTCTTGTGGAGGGCCGCGTATTTCCCGATACCGCAGCCGGCGACACGCCCATGCCGTTCATGTTGTACCAACAGGTCGGGGGGCGCGATGTCGTGTTTGTGGACGGGGAAACGGCGGACAAGCAGGGCGCTCGCGTCCAGATCAATGTCTGGGCGAAGACCCGCCTGAATGCATCCGAACTGATTGCGGCTACCAGGGCGATCCTGTGTGGGGCGCCGACGTTTGCTCGGCCCGAGGGTGGACCGGTGTCCGTCACGGACCCAATCACCGGGTTCAAGGGCGCCACGCAGGATTTCATGATCTGGCACGACACCCTATGACGACACCTCATGTTTCCACCGGCTCCACGGTCGGTGTCAGCGCCGTCCTTCCGTCCACGTTGACGCGCTCGGCGTTCGACGCATTGGCCTATACGCCTGTCCGTGGCGTCCGGGTGCTGAGCAGCCTGGGCAAGTCGTATCAGACCGCTCCCTTTCATCCCATTGGCGCAGCAGTTCCTTATCAGCGACGTGTTGCCCAGGCCGCCTCTTCGCTACCGCTGGAGATGTATCGCCTGGTCGATCCGGGTCAGGCCTTGCTGCGCGCAGCGCTTGATTCTGAATCCAGCTTCAGCGTTCGCGTCACGGTTCCGGGTTTCGGGCATCACTATTTCACCGCCCGCGCCTCTAGCCGGATGTTGGGCATCGGTGGCGGCACCGATATCGCTGTCACCAGCGTAGCGCTCGAAATCGACAGCCCGATTTTTGAGCCGCCGTAATCCCCTTTGATGGCCCGCTGGGCCGAGACCGCCCCTTTTGGGGCAACACCACACAACCCGCCTAAAGCGGGTTTTTTTTCGTCCCGAGATAGGAAGCCCACAATGTCAGTATCCCTCCCTAATGGCGTGATCATCGCGCTGGCGACCGCATATGGCGCGTCGAAGAACATCACCGCTCTGACCAATGCCAATCCGGCCGTTGCGACCAGCGCCGCTCACGGCATCACCAACGGTGCGCTTGTCGAAGTGAAGTCCGGCTGGCAGAAGATCAATGAGCGCATCGTGCGAGTCGCCGATGCCGCCGCTGGAGCCTTCTCGCTGGATGGCATGAATACGTCATCCCTGGTGCAGTTCCCCGCCGGTACTGGCGCCGGCTCCGTGCGTGAAATCACGGCGTTTACCCAGATCACGCAGATCCTGGAAACCAGCACGTCCGGCGGCGAAATGCAGTTCGCCACATACAGCTTTCTGGAAAACGATTTCGAAGCGCAGATCCCGACGCAGGCCAGTGCGCAGTCGCTGGCGCTGACCATCGCCGACGATCCGACGCTGGCCGGCTACAAGGCGCTGCAAGCCGCTGCGGACACGCGTGAAGTGCGCGCTCTGCGCATCACCTTCCCGAACGGTTCGGTGATTCTCTACAACGGCTATGTGTCGTTCAACGAGACGCCGACCATGACCAAGGGCGAAGTAATGGGCGTGCAGGCCACGTTCTCGCTGCTGTCGCGCCCCGTGCGCTACGCGGCCGCCGCATAAGTCAACTGCGAACCTGCCGCCCGTATAGGGCGGCACCGCAAACCAAACACCCTCTCGGAGTACATCACATCATGGCAAAGACGAAATTCACGCTTAATCCGGCCCCCACGTTTAAGAAGAAGGTGCCGTTGCCCGTTCCTGGCGCGGGTTATGAAGATGTGGAATTCACCTTCAAGCATCGCACCAAGGAAGAATTCAAGCAGTTCGCCGAAGGCCTGGCAGAACGCACCGATGACGTCCAGCTCTTGCTGGACATCGCATGCGGCTGGGAACTGGATGATGCCTTTGACCAGGAGAACATCGAACGCCTGGTTCAGGGCTACGTCGGTTCCGCGCGTGCCGTGCTGGGCGCCTACATCGACGAACTCAGCAAGGCCCGCCTGGGAAACTAAGGGCGCTGGGCGCCGCCCTCTACGAGAAGGCGCCCGACCCGCGCGAGCTGGCGGCATTCGGACTTACGTCGGACGACGTGGCCGGCGATCCAGTCGAGATATGGCCGGAGAACGAAGCCGCGTTCATGCTGTTCTTCACGTTGCGCTCGCAATGGCGCATCGGTATGGGAGGGGCGACGGGATTGGACTACTGCGCCCTGTTCCACAAGATGGACCGCATGAACCTCACGCCAGAGCAGTACGACGAGTTGGAAGACCAGGTACGCGTCCTTGAGTTTGCCGCACTGGAAGAAATAAACCGCAAGTAGCCCGCCCCGTGCGGGCCTTTTTTTGGACTGACCATGAAGCAGCCTATAGCGGAAGCCGTTGTCGCGGTAACTGCCGACACGTCCGGCCTCTCTGTGGCCATGGCCGACGTCGCCCAAGAAACGGGCAAAGCCAAGAAATCGCTCGATAGTCTGGGGCGCGGTGCGTCGACCAGTCTCAACAAGGCGGCCGATAGCAGCAGCCAGGCTACCAAGAAGATTGAGCGCTCCACGCAGAGCCTCATCGGACAGATTGAGCGGCAGATCGCGGTAACCGAGGCGGGCGCTCGTGGCACGGCGGCCTACTTTCAGGAAATCGCCAAGCAGCGAGGCGTTGACGCCAACCAGCTCAAGCCCTATCTGGATCAACTGAACGCGGTTACGGCTAAGCAGACTCAGGCCAAAGTGGCGTTGGCCTCCACTGAGCCGGTTATGCAGCAATTGGGCATGTCTGCAAAGGCGACGGCGGCGGCGATGCGCGGTGTGCCGGCGCAGTTCACCGACATCATCACGTCCCTTCAGGGCGGCCAACGGCCCATGACTGTGATGCTTCAGCAGGGTGGGCAGCTCAAGGACATGTTTGGCGGGATTGGACCCGCAGCGCGGGCCATGGGAACTTACGTCCGTGGTCTTATCAGCCCCATGACGCTGGCAGCGGGTGCAGTGGCGGCCCTCGGCTTCGCGTACTACAAAGGTTCTCAGGAGACTTCGGCGTACGTCCAAACTCTCATCAAGACAGGCAATGCGGCGGGCGTGACCGCCGGCCAGTTGCAGGTAATGGCTGAGCGAATCGGTGCAACGGTCGGTACGCAGGGCCAAGCTGCGGCGGCGCTGAATGTCTTCGCAGGCACAGCGAAGGTGGGTGCGCAGAACTTGGAGGGTTTTACGGCCGCT